GGTATAGGTTGATTGTTTATAACTGCATTATTAGTAGGTAAATTATTATAATTGGGTTTAAATTGTTGAGGACATGTAATTGGTGCAGTAGTAGGTCCAATTACAGCACCAGTAATAGGGTCAAGTGCAATATTTGCGACATCCCCAGAACGTTTAAGACTAGTTGTATTAGGATTGGTATATCCGCGAGTAGATTGTGTTGCCCAAGTAGTATTGCGATTAACCCATTGTCCTTTGGCAATTTTAGAATACCTTTGTAATTTCGTAAGACTTGAACTATTTGCCTTATATTGTAAAATATTACCCTTTGCTAACATAGCAATTTTTTGTTCGAAAACATAGGCAGGAACAACTTCCTTTGTATAAGGAACTATAAAAGTATCAGCACCTGTAGTAAGAGAGCAGCTATTTTGAACTCTTGACCATGCTCTTGGTGGTTGAGGTAAATAACATTTATTGTCGTAACAAGACATTTTTATTATATTTTATACAATGATAATTAAATATAAAATATACCTGGTATATATTTTATATAAAAAATGGTTATTTATGGATTGACATTATCTGGACCTCCATAAAAGAACCATCTTAATGATAGATAATCTGGATTTGTCATATTTAAAGACTTAGAACCAGAACCTTTCATATTTAAATTAGGTCCTTTAATAGTCAATTTAGTAATATCAGCGGTTTCAATCGCATAATTATAATACCATAAATTGGATATATATCCAGAAAATCCACCATTCGGTGCTATATAAACATCTCCATAATTTTGTTTTGGTACACCATGTAAATGATGACTTTTAACAATAGTTCCATTAATATAGACATCGAGTGTATTATTTTGACATCTAATAATAACATTCACCCATTTATTAAGAGGAATATCATTAATAGTAATTTCTTCATTTATTACATTAAATGTGTTCATAAATATTACTAAATTATTTGTATTTGGTGCGATATATAGACCGGGTGCATTATTAGGGAAATTTAATCCCTGTTGTTCTTCATTTGTATTCGGATTAGAAGCATAATCATTTCCCTTATAGAAAACACATTTGTATTTTCCTGAATTGTATGTTAAATCGTCAATATAAATCCATACAGACCAAGTAAACTCAATACCGTCATCAGCATTTACAGACCGTGTAATTGTCACAGCGCCCTGTGACGATGGCTCCTGAGGAATAATTATTTGTTGTTTAGCATCGACCATACCATTAATAAGTTTAGGCGTACCTGATGGTGTTAAGAAGTATCCTAAAAGTGAAATACCCACACGAAGTAAAATAATAAATGCAAAACACACGAGTAATAAGAAGGCTATCTTGGCTACTATATTATTGGACTCTAAAAACTCATTATTTGAGCTTAAATATTTATTGGAGTTAAATTGATTAAATGCAGAACCGGAACCAGAATTATTAGAATAGTCCATATTATATATATAATTATACTTTAAAAAAATAAAAAATCGTATACTTTTCTATAACATTTTTCAAACCAATATTTCTAAATCGTTAAACTATTATCGACTGTATCTCCTTCCATTAATGAAACCTTTACAGTATATTTACCGAATAAGTTACCTAATAAACTACCACCATAACCTTCTTTATAAATATTCCATGCTTTTTGTGGGTCACAAGAGTCGCCCCAGTATTTAAATTTAGAAGTCCATCCTGAAAATCCACCCATAGGAGTAATATATACAGGTGCGTTTGCATCAATCTTAGCAACACCAGGTAAAACACATGTTCTAACAAGTTTACCGTCTAAATATAAATCTAAAGTACGCCCATATGCACTAACAGTTAAATTAGACCATCGTTGAATCGGAACATTCGCGATAGAACAATTATGAACAATGAAATTAGTTCCGTCTTCAGGTTGTTCATCTAAACCGGGGTAAACTGCTAAAGAAACGATTACATTATTTTGGACAGGTCCAAGAACAACAGATGGACAAGGTTCATTTTGACCGGTTCCAGTAGTCATACGTCCAAAAATAACTTTAGGTTCTCCATAACGATAATTCCAGTCATCCACGTAAAACCATATAGAATATGAAAAATTACTGGTGCTTCCGGAATCAGAAGGGGCTAAATCAGCAGCTTGAATTTGTATCATATTTTGAGCAGACGATAATCCTGATAATGTATTTACATCGGTCTTTATGTATCTATAAACTAATATCAATAAAACAACAATAATTACGAATATAAATATGGTTTTAACTTCCATTATAATATACATTAAGAAATTTTCTAAAAGTTGCTTAAATATTGTTAGTTATCATTAGATAAAGGTATTAACTGATTATTATTTTCGCTTATTGATGGTGGATTTGTATTTTTAAGAGATGTATATAATGTATGAATGGTCAAAACATCAAGTGGATGTTTGAAATATAATAGATTTGATATACTTCCATAAATGCCATTTTCAGAACCGATTGTTAACATATCATATGTTATGTAAGGAACAACTTCTATGGCTGATTTAACTAATTTTCCATTATAAAATACATCTAAAGTACCTCCGTTGTAATTTAAAACAATATGGTTCCATTTTTGCAACAAAACATCTGATTGTTTATAAATTATTCGATGACCGTCTGCGTCTAAATCATTGTCAAATGGCATTGATTTAACTTCTTCAATAGATTTTGTTTGGGTTTTCCATTGATTAATCGTTTCAGATTCAAAATCAAGGTCTTTTACTTCACTGTCGTTTGTTTCACTTTCTGTTGTTTCACTATCGTTTGGTTCACTGTCTTTTGTTTCTTTATCATCAGTACTTTGTTTAACTGTTATATATAATGCATTTTCTTTTGAATTATATTTGATGGTAGGATTTTCACCGTATGATAGTAACGGTACTACTTTCATATAACCAGTACTCGTACTGGGAGGGAAAGAATCTATATAAACCCAAAATGACATTGCATATTTATAAGCCTTTTTATCTTCGCCATTTAATGTTTGGTATGAAGCAACATTCGTTAACTTATTGGTTTTTATAGGTTGATTAACTAATTGTGTTCCGCCTTGTTTTAAATACTTACCAGTTAAATATGGTTTTGCTAAATAACCCCAAATAAAATAACCGCTTATTAATAGTAAGCTCAAAAATAACATTTTGATTTCAAAAGGTGATGAAGGAGAATAAGAACTTGGAGATATCGGTTTATAAATACCAATAAATTCACCAATGTTATATATCAATGTAACTAACAAACAAGGTATGTAAAAAATAGAGTTTATTATTAATCGATACCAAGGGTTTTTTTCTAAATATCCCCCAGTCATAGCAAGTTTATATACGATAACTAACATACCAAAAAAGAGCAATAAGTTGAATATAATATGTCCCAAAGACTCGGGTTTTGAAGCATCTTGATCAAAAACACCCATTATTTTCAATGCTCCATAAATTAATACACCAGACAATCCTAATGACCCGAGAACATATATACCTTTTAAAATAAATGACATAAATGTAGGTGGGTCAGATTGTTGTTTTGAAGGATTATCAATATAATATTGATATATGGTAATCATGATCATAAAAATGATTCCAATAAATAATGTAAAAAATACGGCAGGACCACCATAATCAGTCATTATTCCCCAAGGATTCACAAAATATAAAATTGTAACTGCAAGACAGAATAGAATGAAACCTAATGTATATTTTGTTCTTAGAGCAAAAATATCCTGAATAGACTTAGGTAGAGTAGATAATAGGGCATCATCATTTTTTTTGCTGTTTTTGTAAATTGTCAAAATAGCCAATAAAACAAATGCGATTACAACAAAATTTAAAATCATTGCTGTATTATTTTCTGGTGGATTAGAGTCGAATACTCCAGCGACTGCTAACATAGAAAAAAACCCTGCTAAACCAATGATAATAATTACTAATGTAAACATAGGTAAAAACCAAGTTTCTTTCGATTGTGAAAAAGAAGATAACCAAGACTTGTTAGGGGTATTTTTAAATAGGAAAAGTTCTTTTATTAAAATTGCTAATATAAATAAAATTGGTCCAGTAATAAAAAATTCATATCCAAATGCTTTATTAAACCCGTTTGGGTTAAAAACTAACAACATAATTACTAAAAAAATTAAAGCGAATAAAGATTGTATTAAAATGCTATATGAAGTCAATTGTTTGGCTAAATCAAAAGGTGGTTTTACATCGATTGTTTTTTTAAAATTTGTGTTGTTCATATTATTATTATATAATATTTAATTTTACATATTCTCCATAGCCGTTTTTTCTCCATGACATTCTCTACAAAGTGCAACCAAATTTGTTACATCATTTCCTCCACCATGTTCGAGTCTAATTTTATGATCCACTTCAAATGTATGTGATAACTTCTTATGACATTGTCCACATTTCCAGTCTTGCATGGACGCCACGTATTTTTTCTTTGTCTCGCTAACAGAGCGTTTCACAGGTTTAGGTCCTGATAAAACATTGCGCTGTTGTTGTGCCATTAGAACAGGATTATAATCATGGTTAGGGTTTAAATTTGAATTTAAATCGTTCATAAATGTATTGCCTTTTGAAGATAAATCAAAAATAGGTGTTATCATATCCATTGACGATTTATCAATAGGCATATATTTGATAACATTGTTAGTATATAATAACAAATTTTTAGTTTGCATAGGATTTCGTTTTATCATTATATAAAAACATATTGCAGCGAATCCTATGAAAGCCATTTTATAATATTTTTTATATGACAGTAATATTTTACTATATTTACCATCATGATAAGCGTTATATAATAGAAACGCAGTAATTAAAATTATTACTATTTCAAACCTCATATATAATAATAATATTAATTATTAATATATACATATGTGTTAACTAACAAAGTTCTATTTTGCTAAATTTATACAAAATATAACAATCTTATTTTATTGCTTTTTTCTTATTTTTTATTTTTTCTTGTTTTCGTTTTTTTCGTTTTCGTTTTTCTTGATTCCAGTTTTTTTGTTTCCAGTTTTTTGGGAATTCTATCAAGATGTTTTATAATTGCATTCAAACTTGTTAGTTCATTTATTAAATCATTTGTATTTATTGGTTCAGTTGGTTTTTCGTATAAAAAGTGTATTACAATATATTTGATTTTATCCATAAAATGTTTTTGATAATTGTTTAATTCTTTAACGTTATTATATACATATTCCAACATAGCTATATATATTGTAACAAATCCCCAAATATCAATATTCTTTAAAAATACTGTGTAAAAATACGTTGATAATGTTAATTCCCCATTATTCGTGTATTTCTTTAAAATTTTGGATAAGTATTCGATTATGTAATAATAAGTAAAGTTGTACTCGATAACATTGGTTTTAATTTCTTTATCCTTAACGGCTGATAAAGAATT